AAACTTGGATACTCAGTTACTTGGAAAGTCATGAAGGGTCATCAGCACGGTGTACCTCAGAAGAGAGAAAGAGTATTCATGGTTGGTGTACGTGATGATGTACTAGAAGGTATCGGTATGCCTTGGATGTGTATGTCTTCCGTCTTCCCCGACCCAGTAAAAGAATTTGCATCCATTGAAGATGCAATCCATGATTTAGAAACAGATGAACAAAATATTATAGATGCAGCTTATCTAGAAAATGCAATGAATGAATCATCAAAAGGTCATTGGGTAAATGGATTCGATGTACACCCAAAAGAAGAACTTGCACATTGCACTCCTTGTAAAGGAATTGCAGGAATAGAGGATAAAGAAAATCTTTCCTATGTTTCTATAGGTGATCATATCGTTGGCCCTTGGTTTGAAGAGAATGCAAAACTTGGTAATATTGCAGAAGAAGATGTAAAACATTCTTACTACATGTCAAGAATCGTACCTAAACATCTTGCAGCCCATTCATTAACTGAATCGGGTTGTCAACCAAAATTTATGGGTGGTAATCATTTTCATCACAATGGAAAACGAATCTACACACCTAAAGAGATGGTAAGGTTAATGACTTTACCTAATGACTATAAAATGACTGGAGACTATGACGACAAGGGAGCAAGAATCGGATTGATGGTTGCACCACTTTGTATGTATCGTCTAGTCGAGGAAGTCAAACAACAGATATTGGAACCATGGAATATACAACAACAACAGACTTAGGATTTAAAGACACATTCAAAAAATGGAATGGTAAGTATCTTACAGAAGATTCTTACGATACTGTTATATCATCTATTGAATACGATGGTGATGTTATCAAAATCTATAAACCTCATGGTACACTCATGGGTAAAACATTACTTGCATGTATCGTAAAGAAAGCATACAAGGGTAAAGTATATCAAACAGTTAAAGACACTCTGTTCTCAATAGATGACACATCTACAATGAGAGCAAACGCTGCAGGCCCCATTGATCACGATGCCATGAAAGCAAAAGGATTAATCGAAGGTAAAGATTATGTCCTTAGAACACCTAACAGTTATTACCCTCTAAAGAAGAACGGTGAGTTCAATCGTATTGCAGAAGCAAATGAGATTCATTCTGTATTGATCGGTTATAAAAGAGGAAGGTTCACTGGTATGATCAAAGCTAGTGGATGGATGCAAAAGAAATCTAATGCAAAAAAATTAGAAGCATTATCACAGATTGCAAATGTCAATGAGGAAGCATTGAAAAATGCAGTTCCCGAAGTATACAACTTACAAAAAACCTTTGCAGACAATTGTATAGACAAGAAGTATCACATTGGTGGTTCACCGATGACAGCCTTATCTGCAAACAAGTACTCCACAGGTGGGACAACAAAGATGTCTGCTCACTTGGATGGTAAAGATTTAGAATTCGGTATGACTACAATGTGTGTATTCCGTATCGGAGAATTCGATGGTGCATACTTATGTTTCCCTAGATATGGTATTGCTATTGAAGCAGATGATGGAGACGTACTGATTGCAGATTCAAATGAATTGCATGGTGTAACACCTATCACTGGTGAAGGAGTGCGACTATCATGTGTTGCGTACTGTGACGAACATGTTGCAACTATGGGTGAAGCAGGTAAAACTGAGAAACCTATCGGCCCCCATGCAGGAAACTATGAAGAGAAGGGTACACTAGGAGATTTTTTATGAAAATAGTTATTACAGGTTCAAGAGGTTTTATAGGAAAATATCTACGAAGTGCTTTAGATAAACATAATATTGTAGAATGGGATACTAAAATAGGTAAAGACATAAAAGATTTTTATTTAGATGGTGATGAAGATTTTGTTATTCATCTTGCTGGTCTAATCTCACCAAGAGATTCTATTAACGAACCACACGATTACTGGTTGCAAAATGTAGAATACAGTAAAAAAATATTTGATACATGTAAAGATGTTCCAATGGTTTATGCTTCTAGTGCAGCTGCAAAAGAATATTGGAGAAGTCCATATGGAACAACTAAAAAAGTTTTAGAAACACTTGCACATAAAGGTCATGTTGGATTAAGATTTGAAAGCATCTATGGTGATGGTGCCTCAGATATAGGATTAATAACTAGAATCAAAAATGGAACTATTAAGTACCATACAAACCATATAAGAGACTTTATTCATATAGATGATATTATAGGTGCTATCTTATTGTTTATCATGCAAGGAACACGAGATGCACTACCATATTATGAAGTTGGAACTGGTAAAGAACATTTAGTTTCAGATGTAGTAAAACATTTCGGAGTAGATGTTCCCGAAAAAGAAGGGGATGATATTGAAATATTTCGTAGTATTGCAGATATAACAGAAATGAAAAAGTTAGGATGGAAAGCAATGAGGAGTGTGTATGATTGATTTAGTTATTTGTACATATAAAAGATTGGATAAACAGACCACTCTTGGAAACATTCCAAAAAAGTTTAGAGATAACGTAACTTTAGTTGTTCAACCCCAAGAGGAAGCTGAAGCACGAAAAGTTCATCCAAATATATTTGTTCTTGATGGTGATAACATTGGTTATGCAAGAACTATCGAACAAACAACAAAAGAGTTTGCAGTTAATCGTAATAATCACTTTTGGTTATTTGATGATGATTTAAGGTTTGTATATAATGAAGAAACAGAGTATCAAGTAACAGGCAAGAAACACACGTTTACAGAGCAACATTTTGAACAAATGTTAATAGATATTGAAAAAGAATTAGATTCTGGCTTGATGCATGGTGCATTAGGAACCACTTGGAATTTCCCTTGGGGAAAACTTCCATACATTGAAAATAGTAGAATGTCGGGAAACAAAGTATACAATAAAAACCTTGCAAAAATATGGAACGATATTGACTGGGTTGGATGTTGTGGTGCAGAAGATTTCTATGTAAATCTGCAATTGTTAACTACAGGACATGCAAACAAAGTATGGCATAATTATGTTGTTGACCCCGGCCCGAGTTATCAAGATGGTGGTTGTTCTGAGTATAGAGATGTAGAATTCCATAATAAATCATGTGAAGACCTACAAAAATTATTCCCTGAGTTTGTTAAACTTAGAACCAAAAAAACATTGTCAGGGCCTTGGAAGAACCTAGACAGACTAGGAGCATCTGTGCAATGGAAAAAAGCATATTTGTCTTCTCAAGTGGCAACAATAAAGGATTTCATGTCATAATGAAACCGAGATATACAAATATAGTTAATCCTCTAATGGGTCACACAGGTAACGTGATATACAGGACTGTTATAAATGGGATGCTGATTAAGGTTAAAGAAACCCCAACATCGATTTCATTACATTATGGTGAAGGTGCAATAACTCAAGCATCAATCCTAAAGAACTACCCCGAAAGATTACAATATGATTATGCAAGACATTTAGTACAAGTGGTAAACCACGTTGAATCACCGTCACGAGCATTAGTACTTGGATTAGGTGGTGGAGTCATACCAACATGGTTACATCAAAACACTAAGTGTCAAATTGATGTGGTGGATATCATACCCGACTTAAAGGACATTGCAGAAAAGTATTTTAAAATGCCCTCAGACAATCGAATCAAGGTGATCACCGAAGATGCATACCATTTTGTACAAGACACATTGCTAACAGGGATATATGACATCATAATTGTAGATGTTTGTGATGATACACGGATAGAGAACAAATTCATTTCACCTAAATTCTATGAAGGGTTGAAGAGTATTCTAACACCTAAAGGTCGTGTTGCAATTAATTATTTTGTAGCACCACAAACATATGACGACTACATGATTGGGCTTAAAGATGCCTTCACAAATGTCGTTGAACAGTATAAAAATTTGGAGGGTGGTAAAAACCATATCACAATTTGTAATGACAACACTATTTGAAGATAATGTCTACATGGTTGTAGAGAACCTACACCAGTCTGACGCAGCGATTGAACTTACTGGTGGTGAATGGGACGGACTCGTATACCAATACGGAAAGGTCGGGTTCGAAAATGGCAAACCCAACATAAATTTTGAAAGAACTATAAGAAGATTACCACATAATGTCGAAAAGACCGAAGAGGAACTTAAGAAACACCTAAATAATGTTGAACTAAAAACACTCATGGGTGACATTCTAGTAGAAGTCATGCAAGCACAAATAAGGAAAGATAATGAACAAAGAAGTACTAAAGGAACAGATTAAGAGACACGAAGGTGAAGTCCTCGAAGTGTATGCAGATTCACTAGGATATTTAACACTAGGTGTTGGGCATCTTATTAAAGAAGGTGACGATGAACATGGTCAAGACGCTGGAACTCCAGTCAGTCAAGACATTGTAGATTCGTATTACGATACAGACTTTGACAAACACGTTAATGAAGCAATTCATGTGTTTGGAGATGAGGATGCATTCTACCTTTTACCCGAAGATATTCAACACGTGTTAGTAAACATGACATTCAATCTTGGTGCAACTCGTTTGGGCTACTTTAAAGGAATGTTGAAAGCATGTAGAGTCCATGACTGGAAAGAAATGGCAGTAGAGATGGAAGATTCCAAATGGTATGGACAGGTCGGAAGACGTTCGAAAGAACTCCAAGACATGGTTCTTGCCTGTGGATAACATTTTTGCACTAAGACTTCTTGGTGGAGAAACTATTTTAGGTAGGGTAACCACATCACGATTTAGTAGTAAAACAGTCATCGCAGAACCACAACTTTGTATTGTGGAAGTCACTGATGGTAAAATGGAAATCAGTCTTGCACCGTGGAATCCATGGGCAAGAGAGTACAGATTCGAAATCAACAATAGAAACATCGTTACAATGTTTAAGGTTCGACCCAATTTAGAACAGAATTACAAAGTAGCGACAGGAAACAAATAGGAAATATATTATGGACAAAACACGATTACTCAAAGCACTACAATCCCAGTACCAAGGACAAATGGACATTGCACTTGCAAACATTGAAGTGTACATTCACAACCCAGCTGGTATCGGAGAACACCCCGATCTTGCAGCTGCCCTCGACACTCAAATTGAAGCCCTCACATCAGCCAGTGAAAAACATGATACGGTTTCCGACTTAATAAAAGATCAAATTCAAACAAAAACACTTGTAGGATAGACCACTTTCTGTTATAATACCAGTATGGATTTCTATACTAATGTATGTCGCACAAGAGACAAAATTCTTGTAAAGGGTTATCAGAACGGTAAGCAGGTCAAACAGACTGTTGCTTACCGTCCTAATCACTACGTCCCATCCACCAAGGGTGAGACTGCATTCCGTTCACTTGACGGCAGACCTCTTGAGGCAGTAAACCTCAGTTCGATGGGTGGTGCAAGAAAGTTTCGTGAATCGTATCAAGGTACTGTTGGATTTGAAATCCACGGCTACGACAGATACATTTACACCTACATTGCTGACCAGTTCCGTGGTGATATCAAGTGGGACTTTAAGACAGTTAAAATTGCAACACTCGACATTGAGTGTGAATCAGAGAATGGGTTTCCCGAACCAACTCTTGCAATGGAGAAGGTCAATGCAATCACAATCAAACCATTTCGTTTCATGGCACATACCTTTGGTATCGGCCCTTGGGATGAGAAACCAGCCAATGTAACTTATCATGAATGTGTTGACGAAGCACAACTGTTAACTGAATTTATCAAGTACTGGAGAAAGCAGTCCTTCGATATTATTACTGGTTGGAATGTAGATTCATTTGATATTACATATCTGTGTAATCGTGTCGATAGGTTATTCGGTGAAGGAGAACACAAGAAGTTCTCTCCATGGAATCAAGTAGATGTCAGAGAATACAAAACCAACTTTGGTAACACTCAACAGAAGTTTACACTGTACGGTGTTAATGTTGTTGACTACATGGACTTGTATAAGAAGAGAACTTTCGTCAACCAAGAATCCTATGCACTGAATCACATTGCCCACATGGAGTTGGGTAAGAAGAAATTGGATTACTCAGAACACGGTTCATTACACGGATTGTATAAAAACGACTATTCAAAGTTCCTTGCATATAATGTACAGGATGTTGTTCTTGTTGAAGACCTAGAAGATAAACTTGGTCTACTAGAATTGACCATGACCATGTCTTACAATGCTAAGTGTAACTACAATGATACATTTGGAATGGTAAAATACTGGGAAACTATTATCTACAACTTCCTCAAAGAACAGGGAATTCAAACCCCACCACAGTCTCTAGGACAACGCAAGACACATCAAATCGTTGGTGCATATGTAAAGGAACCACTGGTTGGTAAACACGATTGGGTTATGTCGTTTGACTTGAACTCACTCTATCCCCATTTGATTATGCAGTATAACATATCACCCGAGACCATGATGAAGAATGGTCTTATGGATGTTGATGTCCAAAAGATTCTAGATGGTAAGGCAGACTTATCCAGTCTAAAGAAACTAAATTTAACAGTTGCACCCAATGGTGTAAAATTCAAAAGAGACAAACAGGGTTTCCTACCCGAGCTCATGGAGAAGTTCTACCAAGAACGTAAAGAGTGGAAAGGTAAGATGATTTCTTATCAAAAGGAACAGGAAGTTTGTACTGATTCAAAACGAAAGAATGAACTTGATGGTCTAATCAAACGAGCATACAACAATCAACAGGTCAGAAAGATTGCACTTAACTCTGCTTATGGTGCATTAGCAAATCAATACTTTGCATTCTTCGACCCAAACCTTGCAGAAGCAATTACCATGTCGGGTCAGTTAGTCATTAAGACTGCAGAGATCACTATCAACGATTGGATGAACAAGGTACTGAAGACTACAGACCAAGATTATGTTATCGCAATGGACACGGACTCAGTATACATCACTTTTGATAAACTAGTGCAACAAGTGTTTCCTGCTGATACACCTAAGAATAAGATCGTAGACTTCCTTGACACCGTTGCCAACGAGAAGATTGAAGGTGTTCTTGCAAAGGGGTATGATGAACTTGCAGATTACACTAACGCATTCCAACAGAAGATGGAAATGGGTAGAGAGGCTATTGCAGATCGTGGAATATGGACTGCAAAGAAAAGATACATCCTTAATGTTTATGACATGGAAGGAGTTAGACTTCACGAACCTAAACTGAAGATGATGGGTATTGAGACAGCAAAGTCCAGTACACCCCAGTGGATTCGTAAAAAGTTGACCGATGCACTTAAGTTGGTCATGAATGGAACAGAACAAGATGTATGGGATTTCGTAGAGAATGCTCGTAGAGACTTTAGAGACCTTCCAGTTGAAAAGGTTGCATCACCTAGAGGTTGCAACAACCTACAACAGTACTCAGACAGGTCAATGATCTATAGTAAGGGTACACCTATCCATGTACGAGGTGCATTACTATACAACCACTACCTCGAAAAGAAGAACATTGACAAGAGATATAACCTTATTCGGAGTGGAGATAAGATTCTGTTTGTGTATCTTAAGCTCCCAAACAAATTTAACGAGAATGTAATATCCTTCTCTAATGTTCTACCTAAAGAATTTGAACTACAGGACTACATCAATTACGATATGCAATTCGATAAGGCATTTATTGAACCACTTAAAGCAATAATTGAATTGATCGGTTGGAATGTTGAACCAGTTGCATCATTGGACAGTTTCTTCGGGTAAAAAAAATGATAAATATGAGTATGGAAAATTTATATGAATTTAACGTGACAGTCACAAAAGTGGTTGACGGAGATACGATTGATGTGGACATCGATTTGGGCTTCTCGGTTGTTCTGAAAAAACAACGAGTTAGGCTAATGGGTATTGATACCCCCGAATCTAGAACACGTGACTTAGTAGAAAAGGTATTCGGTAAAGCTTCAAAATACCATCTAACAGACATATTATCGAGAGGTGCAGTGACACTGATCTCACACGATAAAGGTAAATTCGGAAGAATCCTAGGTGAGTTGTTTGTGAACGAGACCGTTGCAGACGAACCTCAATCATTAGAACCAAGAATTAGTGTTAACCAACAGATGATTAATGATCATCATGCCGTAGAATATACTGGTGAAAGCAAAGACACCACCTTAGAACGACATTTGGAGCATAGACATCTGCTTTTGGAGAACGGAACCGTTACCCAAGAACAGATTGATAAGGTGTCCTGATGACACTATTATTGATTGATATATTCTATATTATCGTAATAGCACTGATCTTTACTGCAATTCTTACCATGGAGATTCAGATCAAAGAAATTAAAACGATGATGAAAGAACACGTCAAATTCGATGATAAGATGGCCAAAGAAGTAAAAGAACGTCTCGCCAGATGCCATGACGAAAAATACCCCAAAAACCCCCTTGTAAAATAACCACATCTCTGTTATACTAAGGTATACATTTGAGAGGTGTTTATAATTATGAGTTTTTTAAAAGATTTAGTAAAGGCAAGCGGTAACGAATACGCAAGTATTGTTAACGATGGAATTGCTGCTGGAGATGTTGACAGTTTCATTGATACTGGTTCACACATTTTCAACGCACTATTAAGTGGTTCACTATACGGTGGACTTCCTTCAAACAAGATTACAGCAATTGCAGGTGAGTCTGCAACAGGTAAGACCTTCTTTGCACTAGGGATGGTAAAACAGTTTCTAGAAGACAATAAGGATGCAGCGGTAATCTATTTCGAATCTGAATCAGCAATATCAAGAGATATGATTGAGGACAGAGGCATTGATTCTAAAAGAGTTGTTATCGTCCCAGTCGTCACAGTGCAAGAGTTCAGAAATCAAGCAATCAGTATACTGGATAAGTATGCAGAAACCCCCAAAGACAAACGTCCACCTATGATGTTCTGTTTAGATTCACTTGGTATGTTATCAACAACCAAAGAAATCGAAGACACTGCAGAAGGTAAAGAGACTAAGGATATGACTAGGGCTCAGATCACCAAAGGTGCATTCAGAGTTCTTACTCTTAAACTTGGACGAGTCGGTGTTCCTATGATTGTTACAAATCACACATATGATGTGATTGGTTCTATGTTCCCTCAAAAAGAGATGGGTGGTGGTAGTGGATTAAAATATGCAGCCTCATCAATCATCTATCTTTCCAAAAGGAAGGAGAAAGAAGGAACTGAAATCGTTGGTAATATTATTCACTGTAAGAACGCAAAGTCAAGATTGACTGTTGAGAACAGAGTGGTTGATGTAAGGTTATCATACGAGACAGGGTTGGACAGATATTATGGTCTACTAGACATGGCAGTTGCCTTTGGAATATTTGAGAAATCAAGTACAAGAATTAAACTTCCAAATGGTAAGACAGAGTTCGGTAAGACGATCAACAACAACCCCGAAAAATTCTTCACACCCGATGTGATGGAAAAATTAGAATTGGTAGCACAGGAATACTTTAAATATGGAACAAAAGAGAATAGAACAAACAATTCTGAAGAATCTGATTCAGAGTGAAGAGTTTGCACGGAAGGTGCTTCCATTCATTAAGGACGAGTATTTCACAGAACAGGACGAAAAGACCGTATTCAATGGAGTATTCGATTACTTCCAAAAATACACTAAGACACCTACAGTAGAAGCACTTCTCATAAACTTGGATAACAACACATCTCTTAACGAGACAGTTGTTAATAACGCCAAGTCTATTGTAAGTGGTATTAAAGGTGGTGACGACACTCCACAAGAGTGGTTACTCGATGAGACTGAACAGTGGTGCAAAGATAGAGCAATCTACATTGCAGTAATGGACAGTATTGAAGTCATTGACAAGAAGTCACAACGTTCAACTGGTGAGATACCCGAACTCCTTAAGGATGCACTTTCCGTGTCCTTTGACACTAATATTGGTCACGATCAAATAGAAGATGCCGACACCCGATTTGAATTCTACCATACGGAAGAAGAGAAGTTACCGTTCGATTTAGAATATTTTAACAAGATTACCAAAGGTGGATTACCTAACAAGACATTGAATATTTGTCTTGCAGGAACAGGTGTTGGTAAATCCCTATTCATGTGTCACATGGCATCAGCTCACTTGATGATGAATAAGAATGTATTATACATTACTATGGAGATGTCAGAAGAAAGGATTGCAGAGAGAATCGATGCGAATACCCTCAATGTCCCTATGAAAGACCTACCCGATCTATCTAAGAAGATGTTCAATAAGAAGATTGATAAGATTGCATCTAAGACCAAAGGTAAGTTGATTATCAAAGAATACCCAACTGCATCAGCACACGTAGGACACTTCAGACATTTACTCCAAGAGTTAGATGTCAAGAAAGATTTCAAACCCGATATGATTTACATTGACTATCTAAACATATGTGCGTCTTCAAGGGTAAAGCCTGGTGCTGGTGCAAACAGTTATACACTAGTTAAGAGTATTGCAGAAGAACTTAGAGGACTTGCAGTAGAGTTTAATGTACCAATCATGAGTGCAACACAAACGACTCGTAGTGGTTACGGTTCTACAGATGTGGAACTAACAGATACCTCAGAGTCATTTGGATTACCAGCAACAGCAGACTTTATGTTTGCACTAATCTCCTCAGAAGAATTAGAAGAGTTAGATCAGATGGTAGTTAAACAGTTAAAGAATAGATACAATGACCCAACCGTATTCAAAAGGTTTGTCATTGGAGTTGATAGAAGTCGTATGAAGTTGTACGATTGTGAACAAGAAGCACAGACAGAAATTGTCGATGCAAACCAAACATATGACGATAGTGTCCCAGTTGCAGACCGTGGTAGATCAGATAAATTTAAAGACTTTAATATTTGACCTAAATACTAGTATATTATGAAAAAGAATTTACAATCTAATGAGGTTATTGAATCTATATCAAAGAAAATTGACCTCAAACAGCAGTTAAGGGATGCCAAGAAGTCCCATGATGACGTGCAGATTGAGAAATTAAGTCAGAAAATTAGTAAAATAGAGGATAAATTACACTCTCGACCACTATCAAAAACCTAAATAAAGGTATACAACCTCAAATATAGGAAAACATCATGCCCTCAGGAACAGGAACAATCACAGCAGAAGAAATTGCAATTCGTACAGAACTAAGAGATTCAATAGCAAAGTCTATTGCTTGGGTATCGGGAACAACTGGTACGTACTCTATTCACGATTTCAGTAATACTGCAACTTTTGACATGGCAAATGACACTCCACCTGCTAAGTCTGATTGGACTGGGGATGGTTACATGGGTCACTGGGCAGAATGGGCAACAAACAATCCTTCAGTAACTTCAGGTGATCTATATTGGACTTACAAAACCGAACTAGAAGGAGCTAATGGTATAACACTAGATGGTGCTGGCCGTCATGCAGCTGAGTTAGTATTAATGAACGCTGCACTAACCGAAGCAAACACAAGTTTAGCAGAAGGTATTGCTAACGCAGCTTAATATCACCTTTCTATTTGTTATAAATAGTAGACAGGAACACATTTAACGTGTATAATAGTCTATTATGGGTGCAAAAAATCTACATTTAGAACATCTCGAAGATGAAATCATCAATCAAGGTATTGATGGTGGAAGAGGAGCAATCAACTTCCTAAGAGGTCTTAGAGATATGATGAAAGGGAGCAAAGCCTCTTCCGTCAATATGACCGTTAAATGGGATGGAGCTCCTGCAATCTTTTGTGGGAAACATCCCGAAACAAATCAATTCTTTGTTGCAAAGAAATCTCTATTTAATAAAGAACCTAAGTTCTACACATCCGAAGCAGAGATCAAAGCAGACCCAAAGTTAAGTGGTCAACTAGAAGCAAAGTTTCTCGATTCATTCAAATACCTCAGTAAACTATCTTTCAGTAATATCATGCAGGGTGATCTAATGTTCACCGATGATAAGACAACTAAAAAAATTGACGGTGTTGAATACATCACATTCCAACCGAACACTATTCTCTATGCAGTATCCGCTGATTCTAAAATCGGAGAGGACATCGACAGAGCAAAATTGGGTATTGTCTTTCACACTACTTACACTGGTGGCACGATAGAAGACCTCTCTGCATCCTTTGGTGTGAACCTAGCAAACCTAGGGGTCTCTAATGACGTTTGGGTAGACGATGCATCATACAAAGATGTTAGTGGTAACTCCACAATGACTGCAACAGAAACACTTAAACTTACACTCGCATTAAAGGAAGTCGGTAAATCATTTCATGGTATTTCGAAGAGAGACTTAGATAAGTTCCAAAAAATTCAAGAGATGATTACGAAGAAAGGTGCTGGTGCAACATACAAAACATACTGTAACACCCTTATAAGAGGTGGAAGTTACAAACCTACTGCAGATGGATACCTTGCACACTTTCAATCATACTGGAAGGACAAAGTGGTGGGTGGTGTTAAGACAGAGAAACACAAAGAGATCAAACGAGAAATCGGTGAATCAATCTATAACGACATGAGAGGGATGAAAAAGTTCTTAATTAATCTTACAAAATTCATGGGAGGATTGGTGGAGTCAAAACAGATCATCATTGTTGCATTGAATAGAGTCAAGAGTATTGGTACATTCAAACAAACTGCAACAGGATTCGAAGCAGTCAACCCCGAAGGATATGTTGCAATAGATTCAGGTGGTTCTGCAGTTAAACTTGTAGACCGTATGGAATTTGCACACAATAACTTTACTGCAATCAAGGCTTGGGACAAATAAAATGAGAAGAGTTAAGCCAGATTATATTACCGTAAGAATAGACCAACTCAAAGAGGACATGGATAAGACATCCAAGGACTACGACAAGGCTTGGTATAACAGAATTATCCAAGAGTTGAGTTGGGCCCAAGAAATGTCCGCCAAACCGACAAAAAATTGTTACATGGAAACCTAATGAAATCCTTTAAACACTTTAATGAGTCGATTATGATACCCATAAATATAGGAGATGTCGTCCTTGGTGGAAAATTCAAGAATAAGAAAATTGTCGTCAAAGAGATCGGTAGAAACGAGAAGGGTGACATTACTATCAATGGAAGACCATTATTAAAATTTAGGATTATGCCGAATGAAAACGTTTAACAAATTTTTAACTGAAGCAACTGGTAAGGGTGCAGTGTTCTCCTTTGGAAGATTCAACCCACCCACCACTGGTCATGCAAAGTTGGTAAACAAACTACAGTCAGTCTCGGGTGGTTATACACCTCTAGTGTTCACTTCACACTCAAATGACAAGGTTAAGAACCCCCTATCACATGTAGACAAGATCAAGTTCCTTAGACAGTTCTTTGGTAAGATCATTGTTGATACCGCTGCAAGAACAGTATTTGACATTGCAGTAGAATTAGAACGACAGGGTTACAAAAAAATTAAGATGGTAGTAGGTTCGGACAGAGTTAGAGAGTTCGATATGTTGTTGAAGAAGTACAACGGAGTCAAAGCACGACACGGTTACTACAAGTTTGATCAGATCGAAATTGTATCTGCAGGGGAGAGAGACCCCGATGCAGATGACACTAGTGGTATGAGTGCATCCAAAATGAGACAGTATGCAGAGGACGGAGACTTTGATAACTTCAAAGACGGTGTTCCATCTACTAACAAAGCACAACAGAAACAACTGTACAATGCAGTAAGACGAGGTATGGGACTTACTGAAGGAACACTGCCGTTTTATATGCAGACCGATATACAGGAAGACGAATTACAAGAAGGGGTCTATGACCAAGGAATCTTCAAAGCATTATTCCTAATGGGTGGCCCAGGCTCAGGTAAAACAACAGTTGTTAAAGCACTATCACTACACACTATGGGTCTCAAAATGATTAATAGTGATCAACATTTCGAAAGAATGATGACCACTGCAAAGATGTCTATGAAGATGACTTCAGATGGTAGTGGTGAAGTCAATCCCGAAAGAGATGGGATGAGAGCAAAGGCAAAGAAAATAGCAGGAAAACAAATGGACTTGTACATTCCCAATAGATTGGGTCTAGTATTTGACACTACTAGTGCAAAAGCCAGTAAGATTAAAGACTATAAGGCACAATTAGATGCATTGGGATATGAATCCAAGATGGTATTCGTTAAAACAAGTCTAGAACTTGCACTAAAACTCAATGATTTAAGAGCTCGAACAGTTCCCCCTGAAGTAGTTAAGATGGAACACGATGCAGTAGAGACTAATGCAAAACTATTCAAGACCATGTTCAGAACAGGGTTTATAGAGATTGAAAATAACGATACCGCTGCATCACTAAAGAAGACTGCAGACAGTCACTTTGGTAGTATCTCTGCATGGGCAAAGAAATTTCCCACTAATGCCAGAGCTATTGCATGGAAAACACGAGAACTACTTTTAAAAAAGACTAAATAGTATTATGGATTTATTAGACCAACTACTTAAAGTAACAAAAGATGCATCAATGGATTTCAATTCTATAGTTGAAGATTTCATGATGGAAGATGCAGTTGCCTCTGCAGAACTCAAAGCAAAACACGCTGCAGAGACAGAGAAACTTAAGGACTCACAAGAACGAGACCTTGAATCTCTTACGACTCGACATGAACGAGAAGTTGCACGACAATCAGATTCCGATAGTAAAGAAAAAGACGATGATGCAATTAAATCTAAACGTGATGCCGACAGAAAATCAAATGAAAAACAAAGCGAAGGGTTATTAAACTTTATCGACACTTGGAAACAAGAGTTGGATGAGGTATCCGCATCTAAAAGACTGACCACCCGATTGAAGAAGAGTGGTGTAGACTTAGACAAACGTGCAAAAGATCGTGCAAAAGAACACGCTGCACTAGTCAAGAAGTATGGTAAAAAGAATGAGTCGTTTGACTTGGACGAAGGTAAACTCGTAGCAAGTGTTCGTGACATCTTAAAAGTCATCACAAGAAAAATTGAAACGAAACTAGATCAAGAATACACTAAGAATCCTGAAAGAGGATTGGGTATGATCAACACTCTAGGTGCAATGGTTGGACATAAAGTTACAGACGAAAAACAAGATAAAGGTAAGATGTTCCTTAAGTTTGGTGAAGAGACTGTAACCGAAGACCGTGAACTTGATGAAGATATGAACGCCTTGTTTTTTGCGATATGGGGTACTGGTGCTATGGTGGTGCTTCCTGCTTTGATAATGTATCAAATGATATCATCACCTCAAACTCCCAAGTTGCATAGAGATGCTAAAGCGTCAACAACGGCAACAGTTGGTAAACTGATTTCCAAATTCAAAAAGGATAAAAACTATAAACCAACTAGTGCAGAGATAGATGTCAGTAAGAAGTTGGAAAACGAGGTTAAAAATAAAGAACCAAGCATTTTCAAAAAGGCAATGTCAAAATTAAAATCAATAAAATCAAAAAAAGAAGAAGTTGAAGAGTCACGGTACACAGATGAAAAGGACAAACGACAGAAAGCAACTCTTAAGAAACACGATAAGAGAATGATTAAGATATCAAGAGATTCTATCAAGAAATACGAAAAGGGTAGAAAAGAAGAGACTGAAGTCGAAGAAGACAGAGATTACAAGAAAGAAAGGGAAAACTACGGTGGTAGACCCGAACAGATGGAAAGAAACGCTGCGAGAAAAAGAGCTCGTAGACAAATGGAAAAAGAGGGTAAGGCCAAAGCTGGTGATGGTAAAGATGTTCATCACAAGGATAACAACCCACTAAACAATGATAAGAACAACTTATCCCTAGTGTCTCAAAACTATAACAGGAAAGAACCTAGACTAAGAATGAAGAAATTAAAGGAAAAGGGAGCATTACCAAATGTCAGGAAATAAGAAAAACAATGGTGTCCACGAAGTGGGTACTACAGAAATTACAGCTGCATACAAAGGTGATACCCCAGGCCAGACGGTTGATGAGTATCTAAAACTTGCAGCTGCAAAAAATGTAGAGAAGAAGAAAGAAAGATCAAAGAATTTCTCTCAGGTTTTTGACAACCCTTTAAAAGGATTCCCTTACAATGAAGATTTCACTGTAAGAGATGTGAACGAAGAAGTCGAAGCATTCATGGAAGGCATGGATTTTTGGAAAGTCACAGTCACCAAGAGCATAAACAAATTAAAGAAAGGTCGAAGTGTAATAGTCAAGGCACGTAACAGTTCAGAGGCACTAAAGAAAGGTGCAAAGAACATGGGTGACCCGAAAGCAAATATGAGTGGTTACATGGTTGCAGTCAAGGACACTAAGTTTCCGACCAATACCAGTGCAACTCAGGGTAAACGAATGGGTGAGTCTGATGAAATTGACGAATCTTCGGAAGCATGGGTTCTTGTTCAGAATCGTAAGATCATTAAGAAGTTTAAAAGAAAACCCAGTAATAGTGCATTCACCTCTAGTGACAATCAAACTTTGATGACTGTTTCCAAGGCGGCTAAGATGGGTATTAAGGAATCATTAGACGAAGAAAAGAAAGATTCTCCAAAAGAGTTCGAAAAGAAGGTTGTCCACACCATGATGATCATGAAGAAGTATCCTGCTAACAAAAATAAGTCTGATGCAGTATTGAGAAAAGGTGCTATCAAGTATCTTACTCAAAAACCACGAGGTGCTTCAGATGATTGGGACGAAGGTTTTGAGGAATCAACAAACGAAGCAAAGCAAGCTATAGTGTGGAAAGTTAAACCACCAAAGGGTCAGAAGAATATTCATCCTGATTCTAAATGGCCAGGAATGAAGCCAGGCGATATCCAAAAGATGAATGAGTCTATTAATTTAGAAGAAAAGTGGAGTATGGGTGACGGTAAACCACGAGGTGGGGCTAACATAGAAAATGTTCGTTTTTGGGATTTACCAAAAGCATCATTGGAATACATCCAAAAAGATTCACAGAAAGCGATGAAGGCAAATCCTTCCAATAAGAAAAACACCGAGGGTAAAGGAAACTACGCTGATCAAATCAATGATGCACAAACTGTTCTTATATGGAGAAAGAAGAACGGTATTAAGGAATCATTAGATGAAGAGAAGATCGTATACCAAGTTAAAGGTATTCAGAAACCCGAATCAGATGCATTCACAAGTGCAGCCAAGTTGATGAAGTTGAAAGTCAAGTTCACAAAAGGTAGTGGTGGTGTTACACTAGTACAACTGGATGGAACTAAGTCACAACTAAGAAAACTTGATGGTGTTGTCCGAGGTAAGTCAACATACGGAGACCCATCTACTGCTGGACAAGGTTATCATTTCGATGAATCATTCGTTATGGAATCTGCAATCCAACAAGGCATCTTCCTAGACGAAGGGAAAATGGGTGACCTATTCCTAGACATTCAACAAGGTATGACAGCAAAAGACATTGCAAAAAACTATCCAGTTTCACTTGCACAAGCAAAAGAATTTTTAAAAGACTATTACAGTCAAAAACCGAAGAGAAGAACCGAATCGGTAGAAGGAGACACTATGGATAATATAGAAGAAGTACTCAGTGAAGGTAAGAACCTAATACCTGATTTTCAAGAAATCGTTAACACTAAGGGTGCAAAGAAAATCGGTGGAATCATGGTTGACATGTTCACTGCAAGTGTTATCACTCAAGCATACGAAAAGGTGAGTGACAAGAATAAAGCACAAATGGAAAATTCCGATGTGAAAAAACTTGTTGGTCTTGCACAACGTATTATGGGTATGAAAGAAGGTTCAGAATACAAGGCAGTCGCTAACCCAACAGATGCAACTTCTCTAAAAGGTGCAGATGGTAAGAAGTTATACGATACTGCTGTAGGAAAAGGAATCAAAGAAGAGTCTCAGAACTTAAATGAAAAACCTAATATGGACGGTCAAAAATTGACTGGACAAGAGATTTCTGTATACTTCAGAAAGAACAAAGTCACTGATGAATTTGCAAAACTAGCAGTAAAAATTGCACTCGATCATGGTGGTGCTATGAGTTTTGCAATCAAGAAGATTGAAAAACTTAAGAAGGGTCTTTCAAAGCATAAAGATGTTAAGAAAGCACTAGACCATGCAAACTTTGGTGAGAATACCTTACCTAAGATTGGGATTAAGTTCAAAGACTAACTCTTCCTTACCCCCTAAATACATTGGTAGGAGATATATTATGGCAGACAGGCAATTATACCACACATATAAAAACGATAGTGGTAGGTATGCAAAAGTATTTAAAACCGATAAAGGGTTTGAAGTAGATTTGCACGAACACAATGATTGGTTAGCAACACGGAAGTGTCACGGCCATTCAGAAATATATGCTGAAAATCTTGGTGAAAACTGGGTTCTAGGAATATTTGATCAAACTGAGGGAGAATAAGTTCGGGAATCCGAATTATATAAATAAACATATGAGTTTTAAATCAGAAAATTGGAAAGAGATACTCGAACAAGTTCGTACAGGACTTAAAGAGCAACCTATCGTTGAGAAAACAGACGATGAATTGCTATCAGACGAGATCGATTCCTTACTAGAAGGATTCACTGAAGAAGTCGTTGAGGCATCTCCTGAAGAAGTCTTATCTGCACTTGAAGAAGTCGTTGCAGAAGATGAAGCAATTCAAACAGTACAAAAACTAACAGAAAAAAACATGCTTGGTAGACTTGCAAAGTCTATGGAGCTCACTGAAGATAACAAACAAAAATTGTTTGATTACTTCGATAAAGGAGAATTGGAACAATGATAAACAAAGCATTTAACGGATATGGACTCGGACTATCAGACTCATTAGTAGAGGCGTCTAAGAAAGTTGTGGAGTCATCCGCTGCATATAAGAAGTTCTTTGATAGTGTATTAAAGAAATTTGGTGTTACATCTCCAGCAGAACTTGATGGTGCTAAGAAGAAAGAATTCTTTGCATACGTAGAAGACAACTGGAACAGTGAAGACGAAGAAGGTAAAGACGGTAAGAAAGAAGAAGTCAAAGAAGGTGAATTACCCCCAGCACTAAAGAAGGCAATTGCTAAGAAGAAAGGTGAAGACGATTCAGAAGACAAAGAAGAAGTCAAAGAAGGTGAATTACCACCTGCTCTTCAAAAAGCAATAGACAAGAAGAAGGGCAAAGAAGACGACTCTGAAGATAAAGAAGACTAGTCCTAATGGATAGAGTAGACGCTAGATACAGAGTCTTCAAAGAGAAATTGAAGAGACTTGGGTACATCAAAGATGAAGCCAAGAAGATCAACAAGGTTATGACCGAGAAACGGGCAGACTTTGGAATGATGTCTGATGCTGGTAACAAAAAGATTGCTCGTGCAGTCGCAAAGGCAAAGACTGAAGAAGAATTACGGTCTATGTTAGATAAGATATCTAAGATGGCTGGTGGTAAATATGCCGAAGCAAGTGAAGAAGATGTAGTCAATAGTGCAGTAGCTGCCCTATCATCTACAGCAAGGGGAATGCAATTACGTCCCGATGCAAATGTCTTAACACAACTTGCAAGTATAGATGACACAAAAAAGGATACGGAAGTAAGAACGGATGATATGGAGAAGCTTAAGATTAAGCACCAAGATGCATCTAAAGTTTACACAGTATTAATGAGTCTTAAGACCCCAGTACGGTCTAAATACTTAGGATTATTACAAAAGGATATAAAGTCCTTCAAAAAAACATTTGATGCGATACTAAAAGTCGCAAACAGATAAACAGGAGAAAGAAAATGGCATTATGGGGACACACTTCAGGAACAGAATCTAAACCAAATTGGTTATCTGATGCTGAGAAAACAAGAACACAAGCAAAACCACACGGATGGGAATTAGCAACAACAGTAGGTTCTAGAGTTAGAACTGAAACACTTGTTGCAATGAAAAACTTCACCGTTGCACTTGGTGCTGCTGACATTACTGATATCGATTGGATTTCAACTGCACATGGAGTTGCAGCTGGTTCAACACTATCTGCAAAAGTTATATTCAACGAAGCAGTTGACGTAACAGGAAGTCCTACACTTTCAGTACTTAACGGTAATGAAGGAGCAGGAACAGGTAGAGGCCCACACTCATTAGTATATGCTAGTGGAACTGGTACTAACGAACTTACATTTAGTCTAGTAGTAGCAGCTGCTTCGGCAACTATAGCTGATGCAGATGTACTTACAGTCGGTGTTAACCCTGTTGCATTAAGTGGTGGTACTATTAAAGATGCTGGAACAGCAACTGTATCAACAATCACTTCTGTAGTCGGAATTGGAACTACAGCTGGTTCAATTACAGTAGTCGCATAATCGGATGAAAATTAAATTATTAGGTTCAGAAGCTGCATGTGCAACCTCAACTACCAATGGCTCTAACTTCGGATTAACTTCTGCAGTTAGAGTTCATAATAGTGGTGCTACTGCAAGATTAGTAACTGTCGAGACGGCTGCAAACGTAACAATCGGAACATTTACACTAGGTGTAGGTTCAAGTGAAGTAGTTAACAAGAACCCTACAGACGAAGTATTCGCTGCACATGCAGAAGTACTTGGTGTAGGTGTTGCACAAATAGGATAAGAATATGAAAACATTTAAAAGTTTTATAACAGAATCAGGATTAATTTCAGAGCAATCAGCATATGATATTACTGATTCAGTTATCAAGTCAAGAGTCAATGCCGTTCTAGGTCATTGTGCTACTACAGAGTATTTGAATCCTGAAGCTGCATTCAATCAAATGGAAGCAAAATTACTTCAAATTGGATTGTCAAGAGTAGTTGCAGAAGCTGATGCAAACCGTGAAATGGAATCAGTTGTTGATTTCTCAGAAGGTGGAACACATTCTATATCTTTCGTCAGAAACGAATCATTCGGTAAGACAGTAGATACCCCACATGATGAGTTTGACAAGAGTGCAGAGTCGTACACACTATCTCTAAAGATAGAGAAGTTAGAAACAGGAAGTTTTAAAGTCTACGGTTCACTTGTCTAAATAAAAGACAAACACATTACATTATGATATATTATGGGTCTATTTGACAAAATAACTATTAAGAATTTTAATGCATTCGCATTACAAAACTACGATGACCCTCAATGTGAAGACATTGAGGATTTTTATGAAGACCTTCGTAGATTCCGATATCTCAAACGACTTCTCTTCAGATACCACGAAAGTGGAGAACTGAGAGAACGTCTTATGTTAAACCACGTTATAACCATTCTCAATGTATTCGGATTCGAAGCATCCATGAGAATGTTAAGATTTAAGATAAAGGACGATGTATATTGGGCATCTATTAAGACGATGTTATTGTATCTAGGTTACATTACACTAGACTTTGATACTCAAATCCCAGTGGACGATCACCTTACACAGAAACTTACAGAATTATAAAACATGCCCGTATAGCTCAGTTGGTAGAGCACTTCACTTGTAATGAAGATGTCACGAGTTCGACTCTTGTTGCGGGCTCCATTTCTTAACTTAGAGGTTTAAAACAACCTAAATAACTATATGTCCCGAATCATTGATACACTTATAGTCTTCCGAACACTCAAGATGCTCACTACCAAGTGGACAGATTTTGATGCATATAAATTGGGCATCATAGATAAGAAGGGTGCAAGACTTTATGATAGAGAGGTAGAGACTTCAGAAGATAAACAGTCCTACACCTTACTACATAGACTAGTGTTCAACCTAAAACGAATCATACAAAAGGTTCCATTCGGAAAATCTGCATTTGCATCCTATGCCATTGCATTGTTGTTACTGAAAGAAGAGACTAAGATAAACGAAGATCAGATGGAAGAGTTGTGTGAGAAGTTCTACAGACACCTCAAAGACAATGATCTAGTATTCATGGAACAACTAACTGAAGCTGCAGATGTCCCCTCAGTAGAAACTAACAAGACATATAGACTTCGAAGACCCCTAAAAGAACAAAACGAAACTGTCTATCCCGAGAAAATGCTTATAAATATACATGAGGAACATTCTAATATATTTGGAATGCTCGTATACATAGGATATATCGGAGAAGATAGGGTACTGGTGACTGGCGATGACATATACTAAAAAACAACAAATCTATGCAAATCTCAAGATGTGGGAAGATGCACCTATGAACGCAACAGGTAGTGCGACATCTACCCATGAGCCTATTGTCAAGAAGAAGAAGAAAGGGAAGGACGTTTACGAACCTTCTCAGATTTTCGACTTGATCAAAAGAAACTCTAACGTATAATTTATGAACTTTTTGAATTACCTGGCCCTGGCCACCTCAATCTCAATTGCATTTATAGCTGCATATTTCTCAGTTATTGGTCTTGCAACCATATTTGCAGGAGCATACATAGAAGTGGTTGTCATGACAGGGGTACTAGAGTTCGGTAAACTCGTAACGGCTGCATACTTACACTTGTTTTGGGATAAGATCAAGTGGCAGAAGTGGTATCTAGTTACTAGTGTTGTAGTGTTAATGTTAATTACATCATTGGGTATCTTTGGATTCCTATCAAAAGCAAACATCGAACAGACACTACAGGGTGACTCATTCTCACTAGAGTTATCAATCATAGAGAAACGAATTTCAAGTGAGGAGAGTAAACTAGAACGTCTAGAGAATAGACTGATCGGCCTCGACACTATCATCAACACTGCACAACCCAAAGACCGTAACTACATTGATCGTAGACAAAAGGAAGAAAGGGGGTTGATAGCAATCGACATGGATGGTATAATAGATCAAGTGGTTAAATACAATGAAGAGATGATGCCACTCAAAAGGGAACAACTCATGCAAGAAGGTGAGATCGGCCCCATTAAATATGTTGCAGAGGTAATCTATGGACAAGATAGAGCAACCGAGTACCTCGACAACGCAGTAAGGTGGGTGATATTTGCACTTATCTTTGTATTCGACCCTCTTGCAGTTCTACTACTGATAACCAGTGTAGGTCTTATAGGGACTAGAAAAGAAGAGATAGAAGAGAAGAAACCACCTGTTATTGAACAAAGATATGTTCTGCAAGTCCCTAAAAGTCGTGTTAGAAACATGGAAGAACCTAAATAATAAGTAATTTTATAAACCCCAATTGGAGAACAAAATGGCAGACGGAGAAGAAGTAACTAGTACATTAACACCAGCAGAGATAAAAACTCATTTGACTGACAACCCACCAGTAATACCTGAAGGGTATGCTGACATGGCTGCAGATGATGCTCAGAAAGTTGGATATGACGCAAGTAAAACATCATGGGATACTTCCCTTGTTGAAATCCAAGTTATTATTGACGCATAGGTAATTAACCCCTAGACAATAGCACAAGTATCATGTATAATGGTACTTATGTTATGGTTAGAACGCAAATATTTGAGTATGATCGTGTCCTCATTGGACATGGCAAAGTGGAAGGGTGACAACACCCTAAATCACCGATGTCTCTATTGTGGAGACTCCTCTAAAAACACCTTTAAAGCACGTGGATATCATTTCACCGTGGAACAATCGTTCGTCTATAAATGCCACAATTGTGGTAAAAGTACATCGTCCGTAAATTTCATCAAAGATCATTTCCCAGTCATTCATAAAGAATATATAAAGGAGTGGTTAAAGGAAAGTGGACGTAAACCAAAGGTTCATGCAAGTGGTCATAAGATGCCTTCTAGTAACACTTTCAAGTTTCAACCAAAACATGAATTACTAAATACAGATGAAGATATCATGACAGTTGAAAATCTTAAAATCCTAATGAAACCTTGCTCGGAAGTTCCAATCGCGAGAGAGTATTTAGAGACAAGAAAGGTTCCTTCACACCACTATAGTGAGTTATGGTTCACGGATAGACCACAGAACCTTGCCTTCCTTGACGATAAGTACAAGGACAGAGTTTTGGGTAATGACCCTAGGATAGTAATACCATTCTATTCGGAAAGGGGAGAATTATTAGGCCTAAGTGGGAGAGCAATTAACGACTCTAAACTTAGATATTTAACGATGAGATTTAACGAAGATGCTCCATTGATCTTCAATTTGAATAAAGTGGACAAAACAAAAACAATTTATGTGACCGAAGGGCCCCTAGATAGTCTATTTCTACCGAATGCAATCGCAGTAGGTGGCAGTGATTTTAAGAAAATAGACACAACGATTAAAGAGAAGGCAGTACTAGTATTTGATAATGAACCTCGTAATTTCGAGATTCTCAAAAAGATTGAAGAGGTTATTGACCTTGGATACAAAGTTTGCATATGGAATGATAGACGTGTTACCGATCTAAAAGATATCAATGAAATGATACTTAACGGATTGACAAGTGAGACTATCTGTTCTATAATAGACTCTTGCACTTACACAGGATTAAGTGCTAAACTCAATTTTAAGGAATATAAGAAGATATGAACGCACCATTTAGAGTACTTAAGTCAGACGGAAGCAGGGTAGACATTGACTTAGATAAGATTCATAAGATGGTGGAGAAGGCTTGTAGAGACGTTACAGGAGTATCAGAATCACTGGTTGAGATGAACAGTGGTCTTCAATTCTTTGATGGAATAACCACAAAAGACATTCAACAAATATTAGTCAAGTCAGCATCGGATTTAATTAGTTTGGAACATCCAAATTACCAGTTCGTTGCTGCCCGACTATTACTATTCGGAGTACAGAAATCTGTATTCAACACTAAGTGGCAAGACTCAACAATCTATCCACCACTGTATGAACTCATCAAAAGGAACATCAAGAAGGGTGTTTATGATAAGGATATCCTTAATTCGTACACCAAAGAAGAAATAGAATATATTGATCGGATGATCAAACACTCACGAGATGTGACATTCACCTATGCTGGTTTACAACAGATCGTAGACAAGTATCTAGTACAGGACAGGTCAGATAGCACTTTGTTTGAGACGCCTCAGTTCATGTATATGTTAATCTCAATGACATTATTTAGAAACTACCCCGAAGACAATCGTTTAGAATATATCAAAAGGTATTATGATGCAATATCCACGTACAAAATTAACATACCCACCCCAATTATGGCAGGGGTCAGAACACCACTTCGACAGTTTGCGAGTTGCGTTTTGGTTGACTCAGCCGATTCCCTCGACAGCATATTTTCCAGTGACATGGCCATCGGACGTTACGTGGCCCAAAGAGCTGGTATTGGAATTAACGCAGGAAGAATCCGAGGACTTGGTAGCAAAATCCGTGGTGGCGAAGTCCAGCACACTGGTGTTATACCATTTCTTAAAAAGTTTGAGACTACAGTAAGATGTTGTACTCAGAATGGTGTGAGAGGGGGAAGTGCAACAGTACATTTCCCTATCTGGCACCAAGAGATCGGTGATATCATCGTCCTCAAGAATAACAAAGGAACAGAGGATAATAGAGTTAGAAAACTAGATTATTCTATCCAGTTATCTGAACTGTTCTATAAGAGATTCTTGAAGAACGAAGACATCACACTATTCTCACCCCACGAAGTGCCGGGCTTGTATGAGGCATTTGGAACTGAAGACTTTGATGAACTTTATGAAAAGTATGAGAGAGCAACTTCAGTATCTAAAACGAAGATTAGTGCAAGGGAACTGTTTACGGCTATGTTGAAAGAGAGAGCTGAGACAGGTAGGATTTATATTATGAATATAGACCATTGCAATTCCCATAGTAGTTTCCAAGACAAAGTTTACATGAGTAACCTATGTCAAGAGATTACTCTTCCCACCGACCCTATCACACATATCGATGGTGAAGGTGAGATTGCACTATGCATTCTAAGTGCAATCAATGTAGGCATCATTAAGATGGATGAACTCCAAGGTTTATGTGAGCTTGCAGTAAGAGGATTGGAAGAACTAATTGATTACCAAGAATACCCAGTAGAAGCTGCAAAGAGGTCAACTCTTGCAAGACGATCACTAGGAATTGGTTACATTGGTCTTGCTCATTTCCTTGCAAAGAATAAGGTTAAATACGATGACCCCGAAGCACATCAATTGGTGCATGATTTGACCGAACAATTTCAGTATCATTTACTATGTGCATCAAATCAAGTTGCATCCGAGAAGGGCCCATGTGAATACTTCAACAGAACTAAGTATGCACAAGGACTATTACCCATCGACCACTATAAGAAAGAAGTTGATACAATCGTACCTAATGTCCTAAAAATGGATTGGGATAAACTAAGAACAAGAATCAAGGTTCACGGACTAAGACACTCCACCCTTACTGCACAGATGCCCTCAGAGTCGTCCTCAGTCGTTTCTAATGCAACTAACGGCATAGAACCACCTAGAGACTACCTTAGTGTCAAGAAGAGCAAGAAAGGAACACTTAAACAAGTAGTACCTCAGTACTCTATGTTAAAGAACAACTATACATTACTATGGGATATGCCTGATAACGAGGGATACATCAAAGTCGTTGCAGTAATGCAGAAGTTCTTTGACCAAGCAATCAGTGGTAACTGGAGTTACAACCCTGAAAATTTTGATAACAATGAAGTACCAGTATCAGTCATGGCAAAAGACTTACTGAATACTTACAAATATGGATGGAAAACATCTTACTACCAAAACACTATGGATGGTAAGACTGAAGACGTGATTAAAGATGAACCCTTACCACAAGGTGAGATTATAGATGATGGGGAAGACTGCGATGCCTGTGCAATATGATAAGAAAGACATAAAATTAGTTGCTATAGACCCACATGGTGATGTTAAGGTTCAATCCTATACGAATGAGGTGACATGGGAATTTATGCAAAACGGATATGTGGTTCTTAGGAACTTCATACCCAAAGACATCATTAAGATGACACTAGACTCATGGAAGACGATTGAAAGGAATGAACGATGGTATGAAACCTTTTTTTATAAAGAAAATGACATCATTCAAGATTCCCCTAAAGACTCATTGTTCAAATCAGATGGATGTTACCAATTTCCTCCTGCAGTCGGACTACACGCATGGATGCATAATGCCCTAGATGATGTATTGGACATTAAACTTTGTCCTACCTATGCATACACTAGGAAGTACGACAGGGGTGCATACCTCAAAGCTCATCATGACAGACCATCTTGTGAAATATCCACGACAATATGTTTAGGATACGAATCAGACGATGGAAAACCGTGGAAGATTTGGGTGGACAACTCAAGAAACTGGGTCGATTGGGATGGTAATGGTCAAGAACTATTTGATTTAACACAAGGAATCCCATCACGTAAACGAGAGGCACACTCTATCTCACTTGAAGTGGGTGATGTGTTACTATATCAAGGCCCTAATGCAGTACATTACAGAGACAGATTCCTAGGTATCCACAGTTACCATATGTTCCTTCACTTTGTGAACATTGCAGGAAGTTTACAGAATATGCCTCAAGGAACAATACAAAATAAACGAGGTGCTGATGGACGTAGAGCTCCTGTTTATTGTTACGATGGGTATAACGATATATATCACTCAGAGGAACAAGATAGAGATAAGGTAAGACCCGAATTTGTTAAGGCTATGGATAGTTGGAACAACAGAGGCCTGATAGACGAGTTTAAACCATCCGACTTCGTAAACAATTACACACACTTATCACTCGCTAAAGAAAAACCGAGAAACAAATAAATGACAGTTTTTAACAAGAAAAATGTAGATTTCACCAAAGAGAAGATGTTCTTTGGAGAGGAATTGAACACACAACGATTTGATGTATTCAAGTACCCAGTATTTGACAAGTTAACTCAGACGCAGTTATCATTCTTTTGGAGACCCGAAGAGGTGTCCTTGCAGAAAGATCGAGCAGACTATGCTCGTCTGAACGATGCACAAAAACATATCTTTACTTCTAACCTTAGATACCAAACACTACTCGATAGTGTTCAAGGAAGAGCTCCTGCAATTGCATTCCTACCATTCGTCACAATACCCGAATTAGAATCGTGTATCATTACATGGGATTTCATGGAGACAATCCATTCAAGAAGTTATACGCACATCATCAAGAATATCTATAGTGACCCAAGTGAAATCTTTGACACCATACTGGACGAACCAGCAATCGTTGCTCGTGCCGAAGCAGTAACCCAAAAGTATGATGAGTTCATTGATCTAGGTAGACGCAGATTGATAGGTCAAGACATTAAAGATTACGACCTATATAAGGCATTGTATCTTGCATTGATAAGTGTCAACATTTTAGAAGGAATTAGATTCTTCGTATCATTTGCTTGTTCATTCGGATTCGGAGAACTGAAGATGATGGAAGGTAGTGCAAAGATCATATCACTGATTGCAAGAGATGAATCACAACATCTAGCAATCACACAACACATACTTAAGTGTTATCAAAAACACGAGAACAATAGTGTTATGAATAAGGTGATGAAAGATTGTGAACAAGAAGTGTATGACATGTATCAAGATGCTGTTGACTCAGAGAAGGAGTGGGCAGAGTTTCTATTCAAACATGGGTCGATGATCGGATTGTCTACAGGACTACTTGGGAATTACGTGGAGTATATTGCCAATAAAAGGTTACGTGCAATTGGAATGCAACCGATATTCGATATCTCATCAACCAACAATCCATTACCGTGGACTAACCATTGGTTCAATAGTAGAGGATTGCAAAACGCACCCCAAGAGACAGAGATAGAATCGTACCTGATTGGCGGTATTAAACAAGACGTAGACGACAACACATTTAACGGATTTGAATTATGATAGAAATATTTGGAAAACCATCGTGTCCTTTTTGTGATAAAGCAAAGGCATTATGTACGAGAGAAGGTCTTTCGTATACATATAAACAATTAGGTGAAGACTTTACTCGTGAAGAGTTAATGGAGTCATTCCCTACAGCTAGAACATTTCCCCAAATCCGTATGGACGGAGAGATAATTGGTGGATTTACAGAATTGGAAACATGGGTCTTTGAGAGATGAAACAATACATTGCATACTTAAACAAAGAGATCGATCAGGGGGTGGAAGACGACAGAATCAAACATATGTTATTGAGTCTCGATATCCAACTGAACGAGGTTCGATTTAAGGAACTGCATTTAGACTTTACACTTGAAGACACTAACGGAAGAGAACTTCCATATGCTACAATTGATGGTAAACCTAAATCGTATGAAAACCTTTGGAAAGATATAATAGGAGATAAAGTTCAAGATGAAATTTAAACTATTTTGTGAATCATGTAAATCGGAGTGTGATATTATACACGAGATGGATTCATATCAATATTCTATTGATGTGTGCCCATTCTGTGGACATGATGTTGATGAGGATAACATGGAAGAACTTGAGGAATACGAGGACTAACTACCCATGAGTAGAGTACAAGGTATTACGGTTAGACGAAATCCCTTCGAAGGAGAGTTTCAAGCAAACTGGGATAACCAGCCAGAGGACAGACGTATTGGTAATTGGTTACCCGACACCCATGTAACTAGAGAATCCACTGCTAGGAAATTTAATATTGCACTGAACTATAAAGAAATGCAATCTGCAGAGAAGTGTTTTCCCCATGACCCCATGACTACACTTACACTACAATTGAAGGAACGGATGGGAATCGACCTAAGCCTGTATACAATCCTAAACATATATTATGAATCTGATGACTCTATGCCAGTGTTTTAATTATGAATATATTATGTAATAATGAGAAACTAAGAAACAGAGCAGTAGAGTTTGCAAGAATGTTAGATATCCAAGATTCTAAGGTTATACTAAATATATTCAGATTACCTCATCCCGACAGGCGACAGGGATTCCTAGACTACCCCCATAAGGCAAACATCAATATCTATATGGAGATGTTTGTTAAGTTTGATGAGGAAAGGTACATAACCTTGGCTCATGAGATGGTACATGTTCGACAAGTGATAATGCACCAACCCATTGATGAGGTAGAGGCAGAAGCCCTCGCATACCGACTTAACGAGTAAAACCCCCTAGACAAAACCCTCTAAAACGTGTATAATAGAAGTATACATGAGAGGTATTAAATGAAAAACTTACTAATAGTTCCAGTACTTACTGGTTTAGTCGCGTGTGGTGGTGGAGTCAATGAGATTGCTCCCGAACTAGCACAATTACAATTACCAAGCCCCGTATCTACTAGTGCATCACCGATGTTTAAGACATTGGTCATCGATGGATACGTAGAGGGTGCAAATGTCTTCGTTGATTTCAATTTTAACTTGATTCAAGATGAGGGAGAACCTTCGGGAGTCTTCAACTCAACTACCTATGAATACGAGTTCGATTCAACTGAATTTAGTGCAATCACAGATTTCACCGAGACGTGTGGAATGAACCGTCCTAGAGTTGCAGAAGTACCAGTAGGTGCATATGACTCAACCCGAGGATATGTAAACACTGCCTATACCATGATGTATTTTCCTCATGAAAACAGTGCATCCAAAGCAAACGTCACTCCATTCACCACGATGTTAACAGCGTCTATTAATGATAAACTAACATCGAATATCAGTGTTGCAGATGGGTGTGGTACAATTGCAAATCAATTGGCCTCTGATATTAAAGCCGAAGTCAACATCTTTCTATACAACTTAGAACAAAACTTTGATATCAATAGGATGTATTTCTATGATGATTTCATTGCATCCAGTGACACTACCCAACAAGCAATCGGTGAGAAGATCGTTGATTTCCTTGGTACACTACACGAAATCGAAGGGGTACTCAAAGATACCTATAACATGGGATTCCGAGGAATGCTTCAAGACAACGTCATTTCACTTATCCTATCCAATCAAGCATTCTCAGATGTTACATTCGATATACAAAACGAGACCGACTCGATACTAACGGACAAACACTTCCGATATAATAGAGCTCATAACTTCTATGATCTCAGAGGAAACTCACTAGGACAGATACTAGACTCAGACAGTTTACCCATAGAAATTACTATGGCAAATCTACAAGCAAACTCTAGAGTACTCATATCAGAAAACTATGAAGAATGGGGCAATGATACACCCATCGTCAACAACTATTTAATTCATATGTCTATCGAAGAGAGAATAGAGATCGATGGGCCTAATTGGAACAAAACCTTTATCAGATTTCTACCTGCACCACCTGGCGAAGGGGTTGAAGGTGCAATTGGTGAGGGCCCAACACTAGAGTACTCTGTCGATGAGGATGCAAGAAATGTCAAAAGAATTGAAAGAAGTTCAAGTGTATACGAGGGATTTGAACTGCAAATGAGGAACAGTTCCAATCCATATTTCAACATAGATTTACCATTGATTATGTCAACGAGATACCCTGCTGATCTACAACAGATATACAACGACATAACGGCCATTGATATGACCATGACAGGAGTTGATGGTAACCGTTACCTACTCTATATTAATGATTCTCTATCAATAGACAGTGGCAGTACTTCTAAGGGTTATCAGTGGGTATACCGATTCCACCGCAACCCACTAAATGATCAGGAGAATTGTGAACAACGAGATTTTTCTAACTATTCAGTTATACTACAGTCCTTTACAGGAGTAGAAGCATTTAACGTTTGTTTGGCAAATCTTTGAGAAAAGACTTGACAGCAAGCCCTTAATAGTGTTATAATAGTTACATGAGTGAGAGAAAGAAAGAGTTAAATAAAGGAGAAAATGTGAAAAGAATATTTGTAGACATGGACGGAGTATTGGCAGATTTCAATACTGGAGTGGAGACCTTAACAGGAACCGAATTCCCTAATACAGATCAAGGTCATAACGATTATGACGAGAGAAAAGAAGAGTTAACGAATAAGAGATTGTTCAGAAGTCTACCACCTATGGCCGACATGTGGGACTTAGTTGGTTACATTAGGCACACCAACCTACCGTGGGAAATACTCACTGCAGCTGGTGTTGTCAACAGAGAATTAGTAGTTTGGGACAAACAAGAGTGGATTAAAGAATATGTGTCCCCAACAGTTGTTGTCACTTGCACCATGACAGGTAGTCAGAAAGGAATGTTTGCAATGGAAGGAAGTGTCCTCATTGACGACAGACAGAAGAACCTTGATTCATGGATTGAACATGGTGGAATAGGTATCCTACACGTAAGTGCAGAAGATACAATCAACCAGTTGAAGGCATTAAGAAACAGTTAATTTAAAACAACACTAAATAATAGTACAGGGAAGATGTCCCTGTATTGTTGCATATAGGTATAATTATGGCAGAGTTTGAAAAGCGGAGTGATCACATAGGTGTGTTTCACGATGCAATAGATGAAGAACTAATGAATAATATCACGGATACATTCGAATATTACTCGTCACTTGGTCACACCTCACGAAGAGAGGACTACGACCTATCTCATGATATCCTAGAAAAATCAGACGAATCCTTTACATTTCAGACTTGTCATCAACTAAAGGATACTGTTAGAGCATTACACCAAACAGAATTCTTTCAACAACTAAACGATGAAATTATACCGATGTATAAACAAGCATATGGTATGCGTGACGATATCGAATTGTTATCAGTGGACGGAAAGATACAAAAGACACTGCAGGGTGAGGGGTATCATATATGGCATTATGAACAAGACTCACATATAACAAAACATCGTGTTCTTGCATGGATGTTGTATATGAATGATGTAGAAGAAGGTGGGGAGACAGAGTTCCTTCACCAACGATGCAGATTTAAACCAACAAGAGGGACGTTACTAGTGTGGCCTGCACACTTTACACACGTCCACAGAGGAAATCCACCATTGAGTGGAGAGAAAATAATATTGACAGGATGGAGTGACTACAATGCGTAGAAAGAATTTCGGTAAAGGCTTATGGGGTGTCTGCAAACGATTTGCAGGGTGGATACACAACCTCTTCGTAGGAGAATACCAAATAACCGTGTATAGGGAATCAAGCACTGTGGGTGGACAAATGTATAAGTCCGTTTACACTGCACGTAAACTTATTATACAAAAAGAAAAACATTTAAAGTTTAGAGATTGGGAAACCAAGAAGATGATTGAGATTAGATCATCATCAGGCCTAGACTATAAAATAGAGGAGATATAGAATGAATCAGTTATTGATTGGAATCATACTTGTTCTCGGATTGGGTAGTTACTACCTCTACACTGAGAACCAAATACTTGCTGGAAATAACATTAAGTTAGAAGGTGCAGTAGAAGAACAGAAAGAAACACTTAGAGTGGTACAGGAGAGTTTTGCAGTACAGACTGCTTCTCTACAGAACATGACTCGAAGGAACAATGCGATAGAAGCAGAAAAGTCAAAGTACTTAGAAATTCTATCAAAACATAATTTTGAGAGACTGGCACAAGTCAAACCAGGCCTTATGGAACTCAGATTTAACAAAGGAACGGTTGAAGTATTGGAGGGAATAGAAAATGACACTAAGAACATTAGCGATCTTGACACTAGCACTAACGGTCAGTAGTTGCTCGTTATTTAACTCGAAGACGATTGAGATAGTCAGTAAACCTATCGAAATCGAAATCATCCAACCCACATTACCAAGACCTTTAGACTTGACAGCACCTAAATGGTTTGTCGTATCCGAAGCTAGAATTGCAAACAACTGTAAGAAGGTAGAAGACAAAAGACCAAAGTCTTGTGAACTGAAGGACAGAGAGAATCCCGAGTGGCCAGTTGGTTACACTTACCTTGACAGATTCATCGATGAGATGAAGAAACAGAATAGTGGTGACATCGTATTTGTTGCAACAACTGTTGGTGACTACAAGGTGATGATTCAGAACAACCAAGAACTCAGACGTTACATTCAACAAGTAGGTGAGGTCATTGTATATTACAGAAATGTGACCATCAAAGACGAACCAGCAATAGGTGCAGAGGTGAAGAAGAAATGAGACCAAAGGGTATAATGCCACCCCAAAATGTTTCTAATAATGTACAAAGTACATTTAATGAAACAAATACGGATGAAAAAGGATATCTTGCACCTACAGAGTTTGATGAATCAGATGATCTTGAAGCTGCTAAACGTGTGGAAAATCAATTACCCTCGATAGATTTTCGTCCAGCTGATGGTGAGATAATACCAGTATTTGCTACTCCTTTTTTAAGGGGACATTTCAACTTACCTCATGACCACATTGCGGTGGATTGCAGACGACTAGTCAGTAAGGTTAAAGAACGTGCAGAACACGATCTAGGACGTAATTACACGACTTATTTTGATGAGGATGTACGTACAGAGACCCACAACCTAGAATGGTTCAAGGACTTTTCAGATATATGTAAGGACACCTATATCTCGTACATACAGAATATGTTGAATATACCAGTGAGTCACCTATCAAGGAATGACATACATCTATTTGCATGGGTTAATGTGTACACTGGTGAACACCATCATGAGACACACAATCATACCAATTGTAAGATGAGTGGAACATACTACGTCAAGGCAGTCGAAGGGTCACAACCGATTAAGTTCACATCACCATCAATCATGGCATTGTCAGGTCAACAACAAGTTGATCGTCTTGTAAAAAGAGATGGGATGAACAATATAGATTTTAATGGTACGAATGGAACTGAGTCAGAAATGAATGTATACCCGAACACAGGTGACTTCTTACTCTGGCCCTCTTACCTACAACACGCAGTACCCTCTATAAGAAACGGTATAGAGACTGGATATGAACGTATCAGTATATCGTTTAATTTATGGCATAAGACAGACTTAGACAATAATACAACAGGACGAGACATGTCTTATAACTTCCTTCAAGAGGACATAAACCATGGTAAGTAAAACATACATTCACGATGAACTATTCAAGATGTCTGAAAAGTGGGAGCCCACATTTGATGGGTTGACAATTACCATAGACAACTTCTATGAGAATCCTGAAGACATACACGACTTCCTCATGGCTCGTCAATTCCCAATGTGGAAATACTCTACGGAGAGAGAATCCCCTAACGGAATTGACTACAATGATTGCAGAATCGTTGATAAGGTCGGCCACCCCACTAGAAAATATTTTGGTGAGATGGAACGACTATTGGACATATGCAGAAAACATTTCCATAAGGGAAAATACAATTGGGATATGATTCACGAATTCAATGTGTTCCAAACGATTAATCAATTCGACCCTGCATTTCAACACTACCCACACACTGATTCGTCATTTGACACTCCCGACAAACTTGCAACACTAAACATGCTCGTTTATTTGGATAAACAGGAGAGTGGTGGAACTGCAGTCTACGAAGGTGAGTGGATATCTAACGATGAACACCATGGACTACTCTACCCATGTCAAGACGACTTTGATTTAAATACAATCATCCCTGCTAAATTCAATCGATGTGTTGTATTCCCAGGCAATAGATTGCACGGAGCTTATATCGGAGACTACACTAAATATAGTGGAGATAACTGGAGAATCAGTCAAGTACAATTCTTCCACCCATCAACAGGAAATAACTAATGCAAGATAATATATTAACACTCGGTAACAGAGTACTAGACGAAGAGCAATGTAATGCAGTCATAGCACTAGCAGTAAGACAAGCATTCACCGAAGAAGAAGACGAAATTGAAGGTGGAACCTCTAGGTTTAAGGTAGACCATAGTGAGATTGAGGTGTACAACATTGTCCCCGATGAAGTAGGCGATGCCGATTTCGAAAAGATTTATTCTTGGGTAGAAGATTTTTTACCCGATGGTGAGTGTTTCGAAGAGCCTAGTCATATACAGATCATATGCTATCCAGTGGATTCATATGAATTTAACACATCCCAAGAAGAAGACACTGGTCTAGTGTTATTCAATCTATCAGAGGGTTACCATGGAGGTAATCTAGTGGTAGACAGCAGTATCATCAACGACAAAGTTGGAGATATGTTAATCGTTAACAATCCTAGTCTGAGAAGCGTGGGAGTGTTACCTATTACTGCAGGGGAAAAATGGATGTTGGGTGTTTGGTTTAATGAAAACCAAAACAGTGATAATTATCACCACGGTGATGATGATCAACCAACAGAAGAACAAACAGACGGCCCTACATTTGCTAAGGTTGTCATAAAATAAAAAATAAAATGGATGGACAATTGAGGTGTTCAGTGTGTGATGCAATGACTCCAGTAAGTGAGATCAAGTACCACACACAAGACCGTCTCCACATATTTTGTGGGGCTCAGTGCAGTCTATCATATCATCAAAGGAAAGATAATGAGAAAACAAATAACAATATTGAAGATTTTAACAACAATAACAGCAATCAGTTTAGCGATACAGCTAGTGCAACTGTTAATCGTAATCTAGGGGAAAGAAATGCCAGTTAAATTTGCACCAACCTCAGTGACCGTTGCACGAGGGTCAACCAAGAAAACAATCGTTCACCACTACATGAAATGTCAATCGATAGAAACACTATTGAAAGCATACAATGACCCCAAGTCATCGAAACTAAAACAGAAGGTGAAGAATGAATTGGACAGACGTACCAAGTCGGGTCTAGTCAAAATTGAGTACGTACCTAAAGCAGTATAAGAGAGACACTATATTATGAATGATGACAACTACTATCAGCCAGTGATCAGTCCATTCGGGCCACCTCTATATATTGGAGCAATCGACCCTGACCATCTAGGTCATGTAACCGACTGTATAGAGCAACGGAGAGGGTCTAAAGATCACAATGTTGGTGGACTACTTGCAGGAAGAGTAGAAGAACAGTTAATTATTGAAGATATAGTCACCGATGACACAAAAGATCATATCATGAATCATGTTATGGTACTGGTAGATCAATGTCAACTAGGCATACCCAAAGAACATCTTGAAATCGATGGGCTATGGGTGAACGTAGCAAACAATGCCGAGTTCAATCCAATTCATTCACATGATGGTCTGTTCTCTTTCGTCTTTTACACTAAGAACACTGTAAAATATGAAGATGCAATCGACAACAAATACGACACGAATAAAGAGGCTCCTACTGCTGCAGGCCCAATGCCAGTTACACCCATGGCAGGTCACATTGAACTGCACTATGGAGAGACTCAATTCTTGAACGTGTCTACATTCAGTCATTTTCCACTGCAGGGTGACCTATTGGTCTTCCCTAGTTGGTTGAGACACTCAGTGTACCCCTTCTATTGTGGGGGTGAACGTATCAGTGTCGCTGGGAATATACGTTTTAAACAACAATAAATAACTATAGGAAGGATATATTATGAATAAATTATTATTAACAGCATTATCATTAATGCTATTTTCAACACCGACATTTGCCGATGTCAGTGGATTTGTAGGTTACTCAAGTGACTACATTTGGAGAGGTCAATCTCAGTCAGGCAAACCTGTTAAATCATTCGGTTTACACGCAGAGACGGAAGGTCTATACCTAGGGGTATGGGGTTCCGAGGTCAACGTTACAGGAGAGACTACATCACGAGAACTCAACTATTACGGTGGATATGACCTATCAATAACAGACAATGTCTCATTAGATGTCGGATACATTCGATATGTGTGGGATAGTGTATACGATTCAGTTGAAGAAGTATACGCATCAGTTTCAGTGGGTGGATTGTCCATCACTGGATTTCAGGACTTAGACACTCATGACATATATGGTGAAGTGACCTATGATCTATGGTTCGTACCATTGGTGGACGCAAAGTTCATCTATGGGACATTCGATAGACAGGGCAACGACTCATATTATATGATGAGAGGTGCTAAGACAATTAAAGATACGACATTCTATATGTTGGTAGGACAGAACGTGTTGGAAGACACTGCAGTGGACTCACTAACATTCGGAATCGAGTATTCATTTTAGTAGGAGAATATCATGGGATGGTGGAATAACATCACAGACTTCTTTGGATTTGAATGGGTCAGAGCAAGAGACGACAAGGGTCGATTTATTGCAGACGACAAATCAACACCAAATGTAGACGAGTCTAAAAAGAAAGTTTACAAAAAGAGAGCCCCTAAGAAGGTCGAGGTCAAATACACAATGGATGTACCACCACCAGTGGAACCAGTGAAGACCAAGAACTACCGTAAGGCAAAACCAAAGACGAAAAAAACCAAATAGTTTTTGAACGAGTGTCTTAACCGACACTAGTAGTTACTTATACCTTCTATGATGAGAATGAGGACTAGTTACCTCAAATAGGGATACGATACCAAGTAGGTCGGTGACTGGAACCGATAGTTTGATATGGTGGAGGACGATATGTGGTACAAAAGTCGGTGCGTATAACCCAGTTATACCATAACCTACACACCCCACATTTCAGGATGCAAGGGAAGTATGTCGAAATTACTTCATGACCTTGCTTTGCTGTGGATAACCATGAAGACACCAGTATTAACTTATGGAAGATTGGCAGAGTGGTTGAATGCACTGGTCTTGAAAACCAGCATACCTTTATCGGTATCATAGGTTCGAATCCTATATCTTCCGCCAATTGCAGAATAGGAGCTCAACGATGAGTGAACATGGCGAACGTATGTGGATAGATTACACACTATACCAAAATAAGGAAAAGGAGTTATCCCTCGATGAGGAGATAACATTTGAGAGACTAGGATGGGGTAATTGGGTTGACTATTGCAGAGTTGCCATGGTAGATGGTCGGATGACCTTCACACCAGTACCCCAGTTTCACAAAGAGATAGACTCAGTAGGCAACATTGTCGATAAGACAGTTTGATAGACAGACTACTGGATGTCTAAATAGAATTGTAACAAATATGTGACAAGAGTAAGTAGTTTGTGTGACATTACACAAACGAAGTCCAAGTTCACGGAAAGTTACACAACCATAACAGGAGATAAAAATGCAACATTACGCATCATTGTCTGCCTCGTATCTTAGGAGACAAGCAGACAAATTTCATCGTTTGATGAAGAGTGGGAGATTTAACAAGGTCGTAAATACCTTCTTAGCTTAAAACCCCCTTGTAGAATCCTATGTTTTCATTTATAATGGATGCATAGGAAACTATAAATAAACATACAACAACTATATAATGGAACCCCCACATGACAGACATGACCTTTCAACGCAATAACTGCAACATCATCATCCCCAAGTTCGGAACCACTACAGCAGAAGATGTCAACTCCGCTGTCATTCGATTAAAAGCCAAGAGATTGGATTTAGTTGCAATGGATATGATGTCAGTTAACTATCTTTGTCACACGATGGACGGAGAAGGGTTGTTACCCGACATCCAAGTTATTGAATGCACCCCAAGAGACGACATTCAAGATGAAGCATGGTACAGATTAGACTTATTCAACTTCGTTGGTAGTGTTGAGAACACTTTCGGTAAGAGCATATATTATCACCCGAATATAATTCCCCTTGATCTATGTCAGACGGTTCTATTAGCTGCTATTCCCCCTGCAGGAGAAGTTGATGAAATACCTAAGACATTAAGAGCTCTGTTAGACACCGAAACACTGGCACGAATCGAAACAGAAAAACTCCCTTATATGAGTATGCCGAATAAATGGTGGACTGAAGAGAATAATATTAATACGTACAATGACTGGTATTGTGCATGGCATGACCAAGATCACTTATATCTCAAAGACCTATTCGATGTAGACCCGACTGCAGTACAAGAACAATACGGTACTAACGTCCAAGGGTTTATTGAAGACAATCTAAAGGGTATTATCATTCCCACAGGCTGTGGTCATTTCGGTAAGTATTACATCAATGACAAGACATCAAACGATTCACTCAACTCAGATTGGAAAGAGAATGTAGAATGCTTCTTTCCTGCAGAATGGACGTTATCACATAACACCGAGGATATGACTGCAGACTATCTATCCTATGGCCATGAGTGGAGAACGATATCCCCATTAGTACGATTCCTCTACGCAGATACGAACAACGGAGCTGAGATACCCAAGTCAGACACCTATTTCCGTACATGGTGGATAGGTAGTTAGGAATAAAAGTATGAGTGTTGTCACTGCTGACCCCTTTCTACACGTAAGAGTTACCGACTTTCTGAGTGAAGACGAATGCCGTCATATAGCACACATACTTACGCGGGACGAATCCAAGATACTCAACTTATCCAACCCACAGAACGAAGAGACAGGGTACACAGGGTTAACCGCACAATACCTCGTCTATAACCTACTCAGACATCCCGACATAAGACCCCTGAATATACCCGATAGAATCTTTGAGCTTCCCCAATTCAAAGATTCTAACGAATTAGGCATCCAAGCATGGGGTAACATCCTCTACCAAGGACAAGGACTACCTACACACCACCACGGAACGGTCGGCTACTTTCCTACTGATCTCATAGAAGAATACAAAGATCAACTCACAACAGAAGAGTACGAATACGAGATTGACAGAGTAGACCCACAACGAGACGAACTACAGAATTTCTACGCACTCAATCTCTTTATACAGGGAGAACAACCTAGTTACACACACTACCGAAACGAACCCATCCCCAATATCCACGGAGAGTTACACATCGTAGGTCATCAAGTAGAACACGGAGTCAAGAACAATATCTACCGAACACCAAGAATCTCCATGGCGATGGATGTCTACCTAAATGCAGACCATCACAAAGAAGACGTACAATACAACCAAGGTGAATCATCAACAAGACGATTCTTATACTTCAAACGGAAACAATCAGATGTTTAGTTGGATAGTCAGAAAGATCGGTAGAGAGATGGAGAGATTCATAGAGAGAGGACTTAATAGGAAGAAAGAAGAATTCACCAACCCACAACTAAGACAAGAGAGAAGGAATAGGAGATACTATTGGATGGTACTCTTAGGTATCTTAGTCTTATGCTATGTTGTGATCTAATAATCACCCCCCACAAACCCTTACCACGACTGAGATAGAATATAATGCACACTCAGTGTTATGGCCTGTTGAATATAATGTGTGGGAGAGTGTGGGAAAGTGTGGGATTATATTCAGATTTGGTCTCAGGGGAGAGAAGTGGAATAAAGTGGGATTCGGTGGTGATGCTTGGAGACCCTAACCCGAGTTTGGGCGGGGAGTCAACCCTAGAGATTTTCGGAGGGAAATGCATGTGCTTATTCCAAAATGGTCTAAGAAAGTCTCAGAAAAGGTTGACAGAGCCCCCCAAAGCATGATATAATACTACTGTATTCAACGATGAGAGATAAGAGATGAAAGTGACTATAGAGAACTGGGAAAACATGTCAGAAGACCAACGGACTGAGATGGTTGATGCCATCTGGGCACAGGAAGACGACCGATTGCCAGAGAACTGGACAGACAAGGAAGCCATGGAGGACGCAACCATCGTTCTATACCCCAACACTATGAAGTGGGAGGTGGTGTAATGACTTTCTACTATCGACTATTGTGTCTGCATACTAACCGTCCCTTATGTTCTAAGGTGTTTAAGACTGAGATGGATGCACATAGGTATGCAGAGAAGATCAATTTGCAGGTTGCATTGAACCGTTCAATGATGGAAACTGATGAGGCTTATGTAGCACGTATGTAAAGTTTGGGCAATAGAAGTGTTAATCTCTCTACAGTAGTAGACCTGATCACTAGAATTGCCGGCAGTTAGGAAGTGTTAATCTCTTAGTTATGAGAAAACATACACTTCAAGTGTTAATCTCTCTACAGTAGTAGACCTGATCACTAAACAGCCACTTCGACCACCCCTCTCTCCCTACAGTAGTAGGCTTGATGAGGGGTTTTTTTATGCATGTACAAAGCAGTCCTCTGAAACCCTTACAGGCACTGGGTCTCAGAGGGGTTGACAATGGGTCTCACTTTATGTTATACTATAAGTATAATGGGGAGTTCGTATTGAAAAAAGTTGGGATGTGTCTGTGAAGCGTAGCGCGGCTAGTAGTGCAGCTGGTACGATAACATGGGTGGACTGGATGAAGACACTAAGTGTATCGAAGGTGCATGAAAGTGTGGACAAACCTGATGTGAACGTGCAACTTACTGTCCGAGTAAAAGAGTTTAACACTCAGCAATCATCGCGAGAGAATCAATGATAAAGGACTTGACAGTGTCACTCACTTTATGATATACTATGTATATAATGGAGAAACAAAGATGAAGAAGACACTTGATATAGAAGACACCACTAACCCAACACCATGGGCCCATGCAACTAATCCAAACAAATACTTCATAGAAGACTACGACTACGATGTGGTAGATGCATACGAGATGGAAGATATCTTAGAGGCACTATGAAACAAGGACTCAAAGGAACACACATAGCGACAGGTCAACCCATAGAGATTGACCTCACTGACAAAGAGATGATGTATGCAACCTGTAAGGACATATGCATCAACGAGTGCTGGAGCTGGTTAAACACTCTAGTCGCCAAGAGGACAGGCATTCAGATCATTGGTCAGATAGAGATTGACATAATCACTGATAACCATATTGACAAGGCCTTCCATTAATGTTATAATAGAGTGTAGAAAGGGTTAATCAGAGAGTTACCTTATATTATGAATCACGTGAAGTCTCTGAGGGTTATGTCCGAACATACAGGAGGGGAGGAAGTAGACCCACCACTTACTAACAAGAGAAGAGAGATGAGCAGAGCAAGTCACTTACGATCAATGGAGTCCATGAGATGGAAGACAGTTGATGTGTATAGTATAACAGAAGAAGGGAAAGGACTGATCAAACGAACAGCCGAACCAGTGAGTCTATCTGAAGGCCTTGAAGTTTGTACAGAATGGGAAACCAAGGGTCACGTAGTCGAACTCCGTAGAGTCTCTTAGAGGCCCTATGTGAGTGAAGGACTAGTACTGACAGGTAAAACCGTTTAAAACAGTGCTGAGGGACTCCTAGACAGTCTCAGAGTTGCCCTAAACCCCTACCCTATTGTTCTCCGAGTGGAAACTAAAGGGAAACCAAATATTAACCCCCAAGAATTTTTTTTGGGATATTTTAGAGAGTGAATAGTAAAATGAGTAAACGATCACGACAGATACACCGAGAGACCGCAATGACAGTAGGCACAGGATTGATTATTAATTATCCTCTGAATCTATTCTGTCTTTTTATCTGTCTCTCCGTATTACAATGGACAGACCCCCTTATGATAGGAACAACTATCACAGCCTTCATGACAGTAGTCGCATACTGCCGAGTGTATATTATAAGACGGTACTTCACCATCAAGTCAGAGTCCATAAGTAGTAAGGTTGCAAATCATGTCTGATCTTATGACGAATCAAGACCCTGAACAGGGACAACAGACACCACTATCAGAGAAGATAGAGGCAAACCGAGATGCACTCAAACGTTATTCGTTAGAAGATGCACTGAAACATTATTCGGTAGAAGAGATTATACCTATGATGGAGAATCCCAAGTACACCCCCGAGGAACTTGAGAAGAGTAAACGCATATTTAAGAGTGCAACTCCCAAGTATACCTTAGACTGGTATGTCAAGTGGGTAGCATCCATCTTTGTGTTGTGTGCAATGTCCATCCGTGGCGTGGAAGGTTTACAGATGTTTGATCTGGCCCTAAGTGCTGTGGGTATATCTTTATGGTTGTGGGTCTCTATTCTATGGCATGACAAAGCATTGATATTATTAAACGGTGTGGGGTTAATGTTTTTATTACGTAACTTAGTCAGCACGGTGGTAGGACTATGAGTACAGATATGAACGACCCCTACATTCCTTCTAAGATTTCTACGATGGCAAAAGAACTCCGTCTAGAGAAGAAGAGACTGCAACAGGACTTAATAGAACTACAACACGATTACGATGAAGTTAAACCCACCACCCCCACTGGCACTCCTGATTGGTATGTTAAGTGGGTGAGTATGTTGCTTGCAGTCGGGGGTGTGTTTCTAATGTCTGCAAACATTACCTTCTACGGACAGGTTGCCTATGTGCTATCGTCTTGTGGGTGGGTCTATGTTGGAATGCAATGGAGTGACCGAGCAATTATGATTGGTTCTGCGATCAGTGGGACTGCCGTCTTAATGAACATGGTACAGTCTTACGGAGTAAACTTATGATGTATGGTTCTATGACTCACACTGCATGTGGCCGTAAGAGGAACACACAGGGTGCTTACAAGACGAGGACTAAGAGAATGTCCGATTACGACTGGACGCAGACTTCGTTGTCTGTAGAGACACCTAGACCCTTTGTACGTGGTACAGACGAAATAACCTACCCCTCCGCACCGTTGAGTGTACTGGGTGGCACAGAAAAAAATAAACAACAACTGAGTACACAGGAGAGAATTAACATTAGTTCTCAGTATACCATTGCACCCAGTTATAACAAAGGGGCCTACATGGTGGTGCCTCGAAACGAAGTGGAGTGTATAGGAAAATGATTTACGAACAGATCGGAGGAGTTGTGATACTTTTATTCATGTGTTGGTTGGGTTACGGAGCCTACTTAATGGTGATGGATTCAGAGAAACGGTTTCAGGAAAGAAAGAGAAAGGATAAAGATGAGTAAGATGGAGTTAGAAATAAAGGCTGGAGGGAATTGTTCCGTAGGTCGTGGTGGTGTGTATGTCTACGAGGGTATCGGATATAAATTTAAATTAACAGCCGATGTCAACCCGACTCATACATCACATTTAATGAAACCCTCTCATATTAAAATACTAAATAACAGTACGAGTTTAACTCCTTCGAGTCTTCGTGAACAAATTGTATCTCTGTGGTTCTCTGATGAGAATGACGATGTCCGATTACACAGGAACGAAGTTGCAAGAGTTAGACGTGCTAAGATTAGTGCTAAATTAAAAAAGAAAACGAGAAAGAAGATATGATGGAATTAATATTATTTATAGCAACACTTCCCTTTACCATTACAATGTTTGTAATGAAGTATGGGTTGTCCGCAGTCTTTTGGTTTTTACTTGGGTCATACCTTTGGAGTTTATTCCAATCGTTCGTAGAACGTTTTAATATAGGAGGCAAAAATGAGTAATGGATTAATCGCAGTACACATAGGATTTATAGTTGCACTTGTAGTGAGTGTATGGTACAGTGGTCACAGGCAAGGTCGTAAACACATGGTAGAACAATTCATGTTAGATCAGCTGGTGTCCCCTGCCCAATTAATTGAATATTATAAAAAGAGAAATCAACAAGAAGAAATAGACGATAATTTATAGGATAAAATAATAATGAGAATACTTGGAGTGAATATTTCACACGACTCAACCGTGTGCGAATTGGAAGATGGAATAGTACTAAACCTGTACGAAGAAGAAAGATGCAGACGCAAGAAGTACTGGAGTCCCAAACCCGAGAGTGCCTGTATGCAGACACTTGAACACTACCCCGAACTTAAAGATGTAGACCATGTGGTCTTTGCATCTTTCGACAGACGACACACCGACCTCGAAGTCGATGGTCATATAGGCCTTGACAAGATATGGTCTCGAACCTTTCTTAAGGATGTCCGATTAAAACAATTAAGTCGTGAACGCATGGACGACCTTCACATTCTTTATCCCGAGTTTTCTTTTAAAGATCAGTGGGATAATGCAGACGAGAAGATTGTTGATACAATAATGGGAGAACAATTCTCACCCGATGAGAAAGCTTCACCCGAGTCTCACTACCGAGTTGATCATCATTTATATCATGCATGGTCAGCCGTGTATTTTAGTCCGTATGAATCTGCACACATTATAGTATGGGACGGTGGAGGTGCAAAGAAATTCTTTGACACTCATCCCCTGCACCAAGAAATAGAATCCATTTATAAATTGGATAATAAAGAAGTCACTCTACAATATCAGAAGTTGTCAGCTGCACGAGCAGTGGATGATCTGTCTGCAAAGTATTTCCCTAACGAGTTGTGGGAGTCTTGTACCTGTCTTGAATCAGAGTTCATGACGGACACAGAATCAGGTGCTGAGATAGAGTTTACCTCTTTCCCATCTAGTGGTATGAACTTTAGTAATATGTCTCAGGCATTAGGTACAGACGATCTAGGACGGGCTGCAGGCAAGGTCATGGGTATGGCATCCTACGGTAATCCTATGGAGAATGTCCATACACAGTTTACAGCTGCACAACAAGTAGAGATAGATTCTTTTAATGCATCCTGTAAAACAATTCAGAAGGCATTAGACTTAGACCCCGAATGTAAGAATATTATATTGAGTGGTGGGTACAGTCTTAACTGTACAAACAACTACAAGTATCTATCTGCATTCCCCGATGTCAATTTCTTTATCGACCCAGTCCCCCATGATGGTGGTACTGCACTAGGAGCTGCAGTTCAGTTTTGGGACAATCTTCCCAAGACAGAGAAACCGTATGTGAAGAATTCGACATGGACAACAAGGGAGACAGTATAATGCATAAGACAAAAATAATAAGAGACGTGAGTGAGATTGTTGATTTAATTATTGACGAGAAACAGATCGTTGGAATGTTCCAAGGTAAAGGTGAATGGGGCCCACGTGCATTGGGTAACCGAAGTATTTTATTCGACCCGACCAACCATGAAGCAAAACAAATTGTTAATGATATTAAGAAGAGGGAAATTTATCGTCCCTTCGCAGGTAGTGTCATGGCAGAACACGCTAATGAATATTTTGATATGAAACAATTACCCGACTCCCCTTGGATGTCGTTTGCTATTCAAGCACGAGAGATTGCCTACGAGAAGATTCCTAGTATTGTTCATGCAGACGGAACCTGTAGAATCCAAACCGTCACAGTCGAGCAAAATAAAAACTATTATAATTTAATTAAAACCATGTACGAAAAGAATGGTGTACCGATAGTGTTCAACACTTCCTTTAACCTAGGTGGTGAAGCACTGGTGGAAACTATCTACGATGCAATTGACACTTGTAACCGTACAGAAATTAATTATCTGTATATTCCCGAAGACCAAGATATTAATATTCCGTATGAGTTAATAAAAATTAAAGAAAATGATAACAGACCCGAAGATGAATAAATAACTATATGATAGAAGTTACCGACATTGCCATCTCTAAGCTTATAGAGAAACAAGTAGACTCAGTTAGACTGGGTGTGACTGGTGGTGGGTGTAGTGGTTACGAATATGTTTTTATACTGGATGAATTTAAAGACGGTGATCTAGAAATAGACTACGGTAAGTTTAAGTTTCTGATAGATACAATGAGTCAACCTTTTTTAAGAGGGATGACACTAGATTATATTAAAGAAGGATTGAATGAAACATTTACGTT